AAAATAAAAATAAATTGTTGTATTCCTATACGGATAAATAATTATGTTTACTGCTACAGGAATAATATGACATTGAATATTTATATCTCGCAATTTAATACTATTGATATCGCAATACAGTTTAAGCATTAATGGCGTTGCAAATAACCACATAACAATTCTACTAAACTCGTGTTGATATAAAGTCATATTGTAACTCAAAATAGAGTTTAATATATATTTTATATAAACCAATGCCAATGCGATTGTAGTCATATTTTTTGATTTATAAAACAGAACTTTGTTGATAAGATAAATAGAATAAATAGATAGCACAAATAAATTTAGGTTTATTATAGAGTAATAAAATTTACTATTATTTTGTATTAGTTCGTTATTTAATATTGTAGAATAATTGGATAAGTATAATTCATTCAAAATATCATCCGCATTACAATATAAGAAAACATACAAAATTAAATATATCATATATTATAACAACAATAGTTTTTATACTACAATTATAATTCTGTAATTATAATTATATATTGTATATGACTAACCATAAAAGTGAAGATTATAAATTAACTGCAGTTGATTATTATTTGATTGAGGATAAATCACATAATAATTAACTGCAGTTTCTTTATAATCAATACTCTTTTGACGATGCATATATAATATATTTACAAAATTAAATTTGTAATTAAAAAAAATAAAATTATTTTTTGTAATAAATTATATTTTTTTATTATATATAATGGTACAAGTTGAAACCAATATTAAGGTAAAGTTTGCTGGACAAAATTATATTTTACATGTTCTCAAACTTCTTTCGCTAACAAAACCAAATAAAGTTTTACCAGTTGATAAAGAATTGTATGACATAGAGCATAAAATTAATAATTGTAAAACTGAATTCACTGATGATAATGATGATTGCTCTACGCTTGCTTTAACATCAAATCCTAGTTCGTTCAGTAGCACTGAAAGTGCGGAAGAATATTTTTCAAATAAATCAACATTTAATCCCAAAAACTTTACCATGATATCCATGTTAGGTTCTGGAACATTTGGAAAAGTGTATTTATCTACTTACGAAAATCAATTCTATGCTATAAAAACGCTTCCTAAAAATAAAATAGATAAAAAAGAAATGGAACAAATTATTTTAGAAAAATCATTACTTATGCAGTTGGATAGCCCATTTATCTTGCGTTTTTATGGAACTAGTCAAACAAATAATGAATTGTATTTTGTTACGGAATTATTAGAACACGGCGATTTATTTCATGCTATTTATAACGAACATAATCTTACTCATGAAGCATGTGTTTTTTATACAGCATCTATTATTCTTGGCATTGATTATATTCATAGTAAAAATATTGTATATAGAGATTTGAAACCAGAAAATATTATGATAGGTTCTAATGGATATCCAAAAATTATAGATTTTGGATTAGGTAGGCAATTGCCCTATACAAAAATTGAAAATGGAAAGATGCGTAGTTATAGTCAATGTTACACTTTATGTGGAACGCCCGAATATTTTTCACCTGAATTAATACTTGAAAATGGATATGATTATTCAGTAGATGTATGGGCTGTAGGGGTATTATTATATGAAATGATATTTCAAAAAACACCGTTTTACCCCGAAACAGAGGACGAAAATAATTTAACAAAATTATTTACTAACATAATAATCTGTGGGAAGAACGGAATTAGTATTTCAAAAAAACTAGATAAAAAAACCGATGGAACTGCGAACGCACGTAATTTGATTAGCCAATTATTAAGCGGTGATAAAATAAAACGACTTGGCGGTAATAAAAGACCCTCTGTTTTACTCAATCATCCATATTTTTTATCAACAAATATAGACGAAGATGTGTTGTATAATCAATCAATACAAGCACCTATAATTCAACCTCAATTTATCGGGAAAGATATAACCACAGAAAAAGATGTAGAAGAATATCATGGAGACCATGAGATTTTCGCTGGGTTTTAGCTATTTAACTTGTATGTTTTATTGCCCCCCCCCCCGTTTATTTCTAAAATAACATTATAATCTAGTTCTATTTTGTAAGGCGTTGTATCACATAAATGATATAACTCATTGTTTGTTTTTTCAATAGCTATTTTGTACATATCATTAATAGCGTCACATTCGTATAAAATTATATTATTTGGGATGCTTATTTTATTTTGATTGTCATCTGTAAAATATAAAAGCGAGTATCCAAATGTCAAGTGTATAATGTTTAAATTGATTTTATTTGAAATATGATAAAATAGATCAGGTTGGCATAAATTATGTTTGTAAAGAGACGGCATTTTATATAATAAAGTTTTAATTATTATTACATCAATTTTTTATTTTTTAATAAAAATAAATTAAAAATAGTATGCCTATTCTTTATAACCATGAATACTGAAGAATATATCAAAAAATTAGAGGAAGAAAATGAAGCACTAAAAAACAAACTAAAATCTTATACCGCACCTCCTCGTAGTAAAATTTATTTTTTCTTTGTAAAATATATAAATGTCTACTACTTCTACTCCTGCGTTTGACTATTCTAATACACAAACCCATCAAACTGGTGGCAAGAAAACTGTAAGAAAGGTTAGTATTAAGAAGGGAAAAGGTCACAAGAGTGTTAAATATTACAAGAATGGTAAACTTGTTTCAACTGTTAAACGTGGTTTAAAACCAGTTGAAGTCGCTTTCATCAAGATTGGCAAATTTATTCCTGGACTTTTTAAGGATTGCCCATGCAATAAAACCAGAAAACACAGACGTCACTAAATATTATTTTGCAAGATGATCCATTGCTGACAAAAGTACTTGTTCTTGACCTGTTAACTTCTGGAATACTAGACATTCATCCATCTTTATTTGATAATGTTTATGAGCAAAATTCTTACATGTGAGAGAAACCCCATCGTCAGTTACGTTTATTGCACATAACAATCCTCCTGCAGTTAGATACAAATTATCTGGGTCTTTTATAGGTATCCATCTTATAAAAGCACCGTGTCGCAATTCATTCATCTCATCCACATACATATATTCCTTCAATTTTTGCATTATTTCAGTTATATCTTTTTGAGATAGTTGAAGTTCTTTCAGAATGTCTAGTTTCATGTCATTAATTTTTTTTGTTGTTAAATTCATAAACTTGGAATTCTCTTCATTGTCTAATGCTTTTAATAGTTTTTCAACATCCATTGTTATGAAGCTTGATATAATATTGTGTTAAATTAGTTTTATATTAAAAATAATTTAAATTTAAAAACGTGTAGCGTTAATTAGTTATATGCATTATAATATAACATCCGACCTAATTAATGGGATTTCTTTTGATGCTAAATTTAATGATTTAATAAGTTCATCGCTGGCTCATGATATTGCAGAATTTAATGATGTTCCTGGAAAACAACATTATAGACTGCTTGCACATTTATCATCATTATTCAATAATAGTATCATTATTGATATTGGAACGCATCGCGGCAATTCAGCACTAGCATTATCATATAATGATACAAACATCGTTCATTCATTTGATATTGTTGATAATGTTGTTAATAATGAAATAAGAAATTTAAAGAACGTTCAATTCCACATTGAAAATTTATTTGAACAAGAAGTGTCAAAAAAATGGGAAGAAACTATTTTGCGTAGTGCATTTATATTTTTGGATGTTGATCCTCACAATGGAACAATGGAACTTGAATTCTATAATTATTTAAAATCTATTAATTATCAAGGGTTTGTTGTTTGCGACGACATCTGGTACTTTAAAGAAATAAGAGATAATTTTTGGCATAAAATTCCTTATAATGAACGGTATGATTTAACTGATATTGGACACTGGTATGGCACAGGACTCTTTACCTTTAATAATGAAATTTCTTTTAATAAATATGATAACACTAATTGGACTCTAGTTACTGCTTATTTTAACTTGACAAAATGTCCTGACGCAAGCGACGAGATTAATAAACGCGACAAGAACTATTATTTACAACACTCTATTTCTACTTTATCTCTACCATATAATTTGGTTATTTATTGCGATAATGAAAGTTTTGATGTAATTCATAGTATTAGACCTACTTACTTAAATGAAAAAACAAAATATATTATTTGCGAGTTTGACGATTTTGTATTTAAAAACAAGGATCCTAGAACGTTTAAAGATTATAGAGATAAAATTAATCAGAACAGAAGGGAGAAGCCTTATAATTTTGATAATAGAAACACTGCAAGTTATTATTTATTCTGCATGTCAAGATACATCATGTTGAAAGACACTATTGAAAAAAATCCGTTTAATAGCACGCATTTTTCGTGGATTAATTTTTGCATTGAACGAATGGGATATCAAAATTTGATTCGTTTGGATGAAGCATTATCTATTAAACGTGACAAATTTTCAACTTGTTATATTGATTATATTCCTGAAGGATTAGTAAAAAATACGTCAGAATATTTCCAATGGGGGAGATGTGGAATGTGTAGTGGATTTTTTACAGGAAATTCTGAGTATATGTATAAGGTTTGCGATTTAATTGAAAGTAAATTTCTTGAATATCTTGATCAAGGATATGGTCACGCAGACGAACAGTTGTATAGCCCTGTTTACTTTGAAAATCCTAATTTATTTGAGCATTATTACGGCGATTACCAACAAATGATAACAAATTATACATTTATTTATGATGCACCTGAACCGCCTATACATAATTTTATTACGAGAAGCTATCAAAACGGTAATTTTTTAAAATGTTATGAAGCATGTAAATTTGTTTGGAAATCATACTGCTTAAAAAAATGCACTCTAAATGAACAATACCTATTTTCATTATATTGGCATTATATGAATTGTAAAAAAAATCTATTAGAGTTTTGATTTATTTAACAGAAACTTTATAATTTAAATATAACGTAACAAATTTAAATTATAATGAAAAATATAAAAATAATTATATGTGTTTTTGCGTGCGTAACTGTTCAAAAATATAAAGATGAAGTTTTAAAGATTGAAGAAACGTGGGGAAAACGAGCTGCAAAAAAAGGCGTAAAAATTCTATACTTTTTGGGTGAAGAACCCACTGATTTGCACGACTCTTCAAAATATATTTACTTGAAAAATGTTAATAATGATTATAATTCTGCAAGTGAAAAGCAAAATTTGGGTCTAAAATATATTTATGAGAATTACAATTATGATTATGTATTTGTTTGTGGTTCGGATACATACGTGAATATTGATAAAATGATAGAGTTTATTAAAGATTATAATTGCGAAGAACCGCTATATATTGGAGGCCATGGAGATACGAGAGTTATTGGAGATTTTGATTGTTATTTTCATTCAGGCGGTTCTGGATTTATATTATCAAAAGAATGTTTACGTTTAATTCACCATTCGCTATCGGATATGTTTTTAAAGTGGACTGAAATTTGCAATAAATTTTGTTGTGAAAATCTAATACCTGCGTGTGATCTTGCAATAAGTTACTTTTTACAGAAGGACTTTGGTTCCACATTAATAATGGTTACTACTCTTAATGACGAATTTATTGCATGCAATCATAAAGGGTTAGCCTATAATAACACATTTGTGTGTTGTGGTAATAAAATAAATCCTAAAAATATTATAAGTTGTCATAGAATGACTCTTGGAGATTTTGATGAATTTACTGATATTTTGGAAAGGAATAATTATTTTATTAATTGCGACCAATTGACTGATGCTATATCATTTAATAAAACTAACACTTTTTGTGTTTCATTGCTTTCCAACGAAGAGAGATGGATCAAAATGGAGCGACGCTTTAAATATGCAGGGTTAGATGCTGCTAAATGGATGGCGGCAACTCCAGATAATGGACTTATTTATGATAATTTTTGGGATTCGTTAAAACCTTTGCAAAAAGCATGCACCCAATCTCATTTAAATATATGGAAATATCTTGTAAAATCAAAAGAATTAGAATATGTATTTATTTTAGAAGACGACGCTTGTTTTGACGTTAATTGGAAGCAGAAGTTGCAACAGTTTTTTACAGAGGTTAATGATCCTGAATGGGATATGATTTTATTAAATGCGTCGGAACCAGTTGAACCTAAAGAAAAATGGGTGAAAGTGACTGAACAATATCTTTGCGGCGGTTATATACTCTCAAAAAAAGGTGCCGGAAATTTGATAAATATGTTTGAAAATAATTATGGAATGAGTGATTGGATGACAAGTAGGTTGCAGTTACAAGGGCATTCTTATTCTTATTTTCCTTGGTTAATAATACAAGAAGGAAAAGAAACAACCATTGGTAGTAACATAGACGCTGATCATCAAAAGGTATTAAAATGTTTGTCTGAAATTAATTACGATATTCACAATTATTATTTATAATGTCATTTAAATTGGGTAAATACCAAATAATATTAAGTTTTTATTTTAATAATATTATTTTACCAATTGGCACCAAATGCGCTGCCGCCAAGAGCTTCATTTGCCGCCATAATCATACCGCCAAATTGATCTCCCATTCCTGGAGTAGCCGCACCTGGCATTGGGGTAGCATCGTTGCGATACATCGCGTTGTAATCCGGCGCATTTTGTTGAACAGGCTCAGTGGGTAAGCTGCTAATTGATGTAGTTCCTTGACTCATTCCGCCGTAAAGTGAGTTGCCCATAGCAGTCGCATTATTGGGCATCTGGTTTTGCCCAGCAATGGGTTGAGAGACTTTCACATTTCCTTTACCCTTTCCTTTACCTTTCTTCTTGTCATCAGATGATTTGCCTTCCCATAAATCAACTATTCTATCAAATAAAATACTGACTTTCTCTCCCAACTTTGTTTGTAAGCTGAGCGTAATGAGTAAAACTGACAATATAATGAAAATCACACTGTTGTCAGGATACTTGGTTCCACTGTATGTTGGCAAGTATACTGTAATTCTGTGAATATAAAATAAACCAATAAACATGACAACAATTTGACCAATAACTTCTGCTAAAAGTTCTAAGCTACCCTTTTCCTCGTCCGCCTCTGGCACAAACTTTTGCATCACCTTATTTAAAATCACAATGGGCACAAATGCTAGCAATGAATACTGTGTAATATTTAATAAATCCGCTTTTGTTTCATCGTCAAAGTTGAAAATGTATTTGAAAAAACCTAATTTTGATGATAATTTTGAATCGTCTAGACTGTCCATATGTTTTATAAAAAGAAATTAAAATAAGTGAATCCAGTCTTTTGCTAAATAAACTCTTCCTAAACAGGCATAAAAACATCCCATTATTTTTTCACAGAGAGAATTATGAGTGTAAATTCTGAAGAAATGCAATATCTAAATCTTATCCAAAAAATTTTGGATAGAGGAACGCTAGAAAACGGCAGAAATGGAAACATCATTAGCACATTTGGCGAATCTATGCGTTTCTCCCTTGAAAACGGTAAGATTCCTATTTTAACTACTAAAAAAACGGCTTGGAAGACTTGTTTGAAAGAGCTTTTATGGTTTATTCGTGGTGAAACTGATAATAAAATTTTACAGCGACAAGGTGTCCATATTTGGGATGGGAATACCGACCGCAAATTTTTGGATTCTAGAGGTCTTAAGCTATATCCTGAGGGCATGACTGGACCGATTTACGGATATCAATGGCGCAATTTTGGTGCAAGTTATAACTGCTTTACTGGAAAAAGTTTAGATGCAGACCATCCTTTTGACGGCATTGATCAGTTGCAGAATATCATTGACCAATTGAAAAATCCGGAAACTAGAAATAGTCGGCGACTTATTTTGACGGCTTGGAATCCTAAACAGTTGGACCAAATGGCGCTTCCACCTTGTCACGTTATGTGCCAATTCAATGTTCATGATGGCAACAAACTATCGTGTGCTCTTTATCAGAGGAGCTCAGATTTTTTCTTGGGAATTCCTTTTAATATTGCATCATATTCTTTATTAACTCATTTGATAGCAAAACATTGCGGTTTGGAGGCGCACGAATTTATACATTTTATGGGTAATTGTCATATTTATGAAAACGCAATAGATGCTTGTAAATTACAAATTTCAAGGGAACCTTTTCTGTTTCCAACGGTTTCAATAAAGCAAATAAGAGAGAATATTAATGATTATCAGGTTGACGACTTTGATATACATGACTATCAGCATCATGAACAAATTAAAGTTGCAATGGTTGCCTAGAACATTTTTTCAATATAACGAACTGGATCATATGGTGTCTGCTTCAAGAACAATACTATTATTAAACCAATAAAACCATTTAACACCGAACTGTTAAAATCTTCAAAGCGGTTATCATGTAATTTTGTTCCAAACAGAATATCCATCCAATCTGGTCCGTAATTTAATTGACCATTTTGAAGATGATGTTCTTTGTGTGTGGGTGATTTCAAATAGTGGAAATTAATAAGGTGATATGAGCTATATACTATTGACCAAAAGAATAGAACGTAGTTATTAAATATTTCTATTGAAAACAACTTTTTGATAAACTCTCCTAAAAATATCAAAACAAACCCTCCATATATGAAGAAGTTCAACAGTAACTCAATGACAAATACCCATGTCTTATCCGCGTATTTTGGATCATGATGAAATAAATGAATGAAACCAATAAATTCAAAGTTTTTATTATGTGTTATGCTATGAGAAATGTAACACCAATATTCAGCAAAAAACAGTGTTAAAACTGCCAATATATAATTTTGGTCTGTTTTATAAGCAATGATTAAAATGTATGTAAAGAGAACCCAAAATGCTGCAAAGTTAATGAAATATATTTTGTATAAACTTATAATTAATGAATCGTTTTTGTTATAATTAGATTGTTTTTCTTCTTTATTCATGCTGTTTATTATTTACAGATATAATTTTTTAATGATGATTTAAGAAATATCAACGATATCTTTGTAGTTGCAACTAATATGGCCATAAATATCCACTGCAGAGTCACTACATTACGATTTTTCTTATCATATTTTATAGGAAACAGTTTATTTGCAGTATCAATCATTGTTGTGTTGCCATAATTCTCCTCAATTTGTGTAACAGGACAGTCGCCATAATAATAATTTAATATTAAGGTTATTATAAAAAACAAGTCCATCATAATCAACACAAATAGACTATCGCTTAATAAAATAACAAATATTGGTAACGAAAATATTAGAAAATGAAAAAACATCATGGTGTAAATAAATAAGTTTTGCATCATTATATAAAATAACGGCAGATTTTATTTTGACTTTATTAAATAGTTGCGCGTAAATAAGTTAAAAACAAATTATTTAATAACTTTATTATGAGTAGCGCAAGATCAAATGCAGCAGCGAGATCTAGACGAGCAGGTGGAGATATGCCTCCTCCTCCACAGCAAATGAATGGACGACCTGGACAACAATTTCAGCAACAGCAACAGCAACAAATGCAAGGCGGAGCAAAACTTTCTATTTCAGACGCAATTGGTCTTATTACTTTACGCTTGGGACGAGTTGAGCAAATCGTTCAAAACATGCCGGTAGATGGTCAAATGAATTTAGGAGAAAATGCTGGGGTTGTTGACGACGCAGTTCTCGCCAATATTGCCCAACGTTTGGAGGCTCTTGAAAAGGGTCAGAAGGTTTTAGCTGAGAGAAAGCCCACAGTTGTTGCATCAACTGCACCTGTTTCTGTCAACGCTCAATTAACCGAATCTGTTGATGTATTAAAGGCCGAAATGACGCAAGTTAAGGACTTGGTAATGCAGTTACAGTCTTTCACTATGCAAACAAATCAACGCCTTTCTGATATTGTTTTTAATGGTGGTGAGTTTGTTGATCACGCCGAAGAGTGTGAAGATGACGACATTGTAAGCGGAAATGTAGTAGACGACGCGTCCGCTCAGGCTTTACTTGGTCTTCAAAACACTGTTGTTGAGGAAGGCGACAATTAGATTTATACCAGAATAATATAAAGAATTGTATATATAGTATATACACAATTCATAATGGAAAAAGATAACAAGTCCCAGCCAACAAGTGAAGCATCCCCAGAAAATTTACAGGATGTTATCAAAAAAATAGAAGCCGATGGAGAACGCATGCTTAACGAATTAAAGAAGACTGGAAATGTTAATGGTGACTCGCTTACAAATTTAATGAAAAATGGAGAACAGGAATTTATTAAAAAAACTGGCCGACGAATGACTTATGCTGAAATGAGACAGACATATGGTTAAATGTGTAATATATACATTAAAAATATATATATTATAATAATGATGAATTCAAATACTTATGAGACGGATAATTTAGACAACATTCGCAGACAACTAACTATTCATTTTTCTAAAGACGAACAATTGAAAAATACAAAAAAAAATATTATCAAAATTTGCTTTAATGACATCTTGAACAAATTGTGTTTCCCACTTAAAAATAATGACATTGTTCTTGACTATAGATATTTTAAATTTATATCGTCTCCAGAAAACTATGACGCCATTATCCAGCACATTATTGCCGTAATACAAAATGTTCTTAAAGTGCAAGAATTGTTTATTTTTCACGTAAACATGAGTTCAATTACTATTCTTCACATTGAAAAATATTTTGGGTTTATTAAAAACATATCTGAAGTTTTAAAAACAACATTTCCTGATAAGCTAAACGTGTGCTATATTTATAATGCTCCTTTTATATTTTCAAAGTTATTTAATATTGTTGGTGCATTTATTGATAAGAAAACCCAGCAAAAAATTCAATTAGTGAAAGATGAATAAAAAATTGATTTCAATATAAGCATTTTTAATTACTGCACACTTGCAAACATGTCGTCATCAGACAGAAATGTTAGGGACGTTATTCAACGTTTATTGGAAATTATCCCTGAAGACCAAACTCTTCTTAGGGAGAAAATTATTGAGTTTAATGATAATACAATTAAAACGACTGCTCCTAGGCACAAAGAAAAGTGGAATCAAGCTCCTGAACTTATGAACGGAATTTATTTCAAAGAACTAGGTTATATTTTAGAAGATAACACCGGCGAGATTGACACAGATTGGAAGAGAACTATGGTTAAAGTTTTCGCTAACCAAGAATAAAACTGGAATTATCATAAAAAATTGAAATGTATTAAAAACATTTTTTTATTGTAAACAAACACAATGCTGCTAACGATAACGGAAAAGACTAAGAAGGATATTTTCATCTCGCTGTTTCAGCTTTTGAAGGCTGCGTCGTCCTCTATAACCATCATATTCTTGGAGGACCATGCTTATATTCAGGGAATGGACAGCAGTCACGTGTGCCTATTTGACGCAAGGATATATGGTGTGTGGTTTGATAAATATGAGATCCAAGAAGACGACCTTAAGAACATTTGTTTGAACTCGCAGATTCTATACAACATTCTCTCCATGTCGCAGGAACAAGACTCTATTACGCTTCATTACGAAGGAGCAGCAGACTCTATTGAGATTGATTTGACCAATGCAAAAGGAGAGTTCAGCAAGTATTTTAAAGTTCCGCTAATAGATATGGAGTCGGATCTGTTGCAGATCCCTGATGCTGAATATGATGTAGAGTTTTCAATTAAAGCGAAAAAGATGAACGAACTTATTTCGCAACTTGCAACATTTGGGGATGTTATTGATATTAAGTGCAGCGAGGAAAAGATTGACCTGATTTCCAAGGGCGACTGTGGCGAAATGCATGTCAATATTCCTATTGATGACTTATCCGAATTTTCAATCTCGGAGGGCCAGGTTATTGATGTCTCATATAGTCTTAATTATATCAACAAGATGTGTATCACAACTAAACTTGCATCTGAAATTGAAATGTCAATCAGCGCTGAAATGCCATTGAAGATAAAGTATGATTTAGGAAACAATAGTTCGGTTATGTTCTTCCTTGCACCCAAGGTTGAGTAATGTAGGGAACCAAGGTCATCAGAAATCCGACGGATTTCCAGACCCTACGACCCCTCCTATTTCTAAAATTTGGCTCAACCTTTTTTAAAGGTTGAAAGTGAGTATAAATAATAAAAATTAATTGTCAGTTTTTATTAGTTATTAACCATGTTGAAAATATTTATTGCATTTTTTGTTTTTTGTCTAGTCTTATTCATTTATCTGCACATTCAGTTTCATTTGAAGACTAGCAACGATTTAGAAGTTTACGAATTAGATATGGCATCCAAAGATAAATTGGACGAAATATGCGACTTAAGGCAACCTGTTATTTTTGATTTTGAAAATGATAAAATTATTCAAAGCGCAAATGCGTCTTACATTCAAAACAACTATCATGCTTTTGAAGTCAAAATTAGAAACGCAAATGATTCCGATTATAGCAGCGAAATTTATATCCCCCTGCCATTACACTCTGCCAAAAAATTGTTTGATGAAGATAAAACGGCTTCTTATTTTTCCGAAAATAACTCTGAATTTTTAGAGGAGACCGGGGTTATTAAGCACATGCAATACAATGACGAGTTTATTCGGCCACCAATGGTTTCTAACTGCAACTATGATATCATGATGGGGTCCGATGGAACAAAAACGCCATTTAGATACGAAATAAATTATCGTAATTTTTTCCTTGTAACAGAAGGAAAGGCTATTATTAAATTGGCTCCTCCTCAGTGTTCCAAATACTTATATCCTGTTAGAGATTATGAGAATTTTGAATTTAGGTCGCCTGTAAACCCTTGGAAAGTTCAACCGCAATATAGTGCCGATTTTGATAAGATGAAGTGTCTTGAGGTGACATTAACCCCTGGAAAAACCATTAATATTCCTCCTTACTGGTGGTATAGCATTCAATTTGAAAAGGAAACGTGCATCGCATGTTTCAGATATAGGACATATATGAACAATGTTGCAATTGTCCCACACATTGCCTTACATGCGCTTCAACTTCAGAACGTCAAGAGAGAAGTTGCAAAGAAACATGATATTAACGAGTTGAATATTAAGACCAAGCCTGTAGAAAAAGAAAGTTCAAATACTTCTTCTCTCGTGGAGCCTTTAGAGGAGGTTCAAAAGGTGGAGGAAACAGTGACCGAAGACATACAAGCGGCCAACTTTGACAACACGACAACCATTAACAATTCCAGTCTTTAAGGTCTGGGTCCAGTAAATATATATAATTTGCAGTTAAAGCTAACACTACATATTATATAATAACACGCTATATCATGGCGCACATATACAAGGTGCACATTAATGACCGCGCATATACATCCTGGACCTTTTTAACCGTAGTAGATTTTAAGGAAAAGGAACTTAAAGAAATCAACCCTGCAGATCGCAAGTTATTCACAAATGATATTTTTACGACTGAACCTGAGTTCAAAATTTTGCATTCCAGTGCCAGATCGTCTAAAAACATCCCAGGCGTTCTTGTTCTAAAGGGCAATAAAACATATGGACGCGCAGAAAATGGCAAACTTCTATACAAATGCATTCCAGACGACAGGAGAATGCCAACGTTTCTTATCTCATATGAAATGAAAAATGTAGGGTTTTCAAAGGTTTATGTCAATCAATATGTTACAGTTAACTTTTCTGAATGGAAAGACAAGCACCCACGTGGAGTGATTTCCCAATTAATCGGTCCTGTTGAAGTGCTTGATAATTTCTATGAGTATCAGTTATACTGTAAGAGTTTGAATGCGTCTATTCAAAATTTTACAAAGGATACCTCCAAAGCGCTTAAGACTCACACTCATGACGCATTCATTGAAAATATTCGCGTCAAGTATCCTGAAATTGTTGATAGAACGAATAACGCCGAATGGAATATTATTACAATTGACCCACCAAATAGTCAGGATTTTGACGATGCGTTCAGTATTCGCACATTGGAAAATGGTATGCAGCAGTTAAGCATATACATATCCAATGTAACAATCTGGATGGACGTTCTTAATCTTTGGGACTCTTTTTCTCGCCGCATTTCAACGATTTATCTTCCTGATAGAAAGCGACCCATGTTGCCAACAATTCTTTCCGATTGCTTGTGCAGTTTGCAAGAAAAGCACACCAGATTGGCCTTTGTTATGGACCTAATTATTGACGGTGAAGTTATTACCGATATTAAATATTCCAACTGCATGATTAGAGTTACAAAGAATTATTGCTACGAGGAACACGCTCTTCTAGAAAGCAAGAATTATAACGCTATTCTTGAAACCACTCAGACCCTTTCCAAAAACTACAAATATATCAACAATGTCCGCAACAGTCACGAAATGGTTTGCTACTTGATGATCCTAATGAACTACAATACCGCCAAGAATCTAATTACGCATAAAAATGGAATTTTTCGCTCTACAATCATGAAGAAAGAAATTTCTGTCCCAGATTCGCTCCCAGAAGACGTGGGCAAATTTATCAAGATATGGAATAGCTCCGCCGGACAATACATTGATGTGGGTTGCTTGGAAGAGGGTCAGACAATTTCTCACGATTTGCTTGAGATGGATGCATATGTTCACATTACATCGCCCATTCGCCGCCTAGTGGATTTGTTGAATATCATTCAGTTTCAAAAGAATACTGGTATTATTAAATTATCTGAAAACGCTGGGTTGTTCTATAAAAAGTGGATAGATGACCTTGAGTATATTAACACAACCATGCGTTCTATTCGGAGAGTGCAAAGCGACTGCAATTTGTTGCATATGTGCTCAACTACGCCAGAAATTATGGAAAGGAACTACACTGGTTATGTGTTTGACAAGATTGTTCGCAATGATGGACTGTTTCAATATGTGGTTTATCTACCTGAACTAAAACTTGCATCTCGCGTGACGTTCAGAGAAAATATTGATAATTATGCTTTGCGTGAATACAAGTTGTATCTGTTTCACGACGAAGAGAAGTTTAAGAAAAAGATTCGGTTGCAACTATTATAAATATTATAATCATTGTGTATATTATAAAAATGCCAATAGCGGCTGCTGTAGTTAAAATTTTAATATTTGGAGATGAAACAATTGATTTTGATGGCAAGGACCCAGCAGAACCCATTTACATATATCAACATATTGATAATTTAACTGGACATCATGATGGTGAGTTTTACGATCTAGAAGGCTCTTTAGACTGCTCATTAAATTATTTAAGCGTTAGAGCATACCCTGATAGTTATTTTACTTTGCTTGATGTTATGGACGTTGATTATATTCCTCCGGAAGTTCCTACTATTGGGGTAGACATTAATAATATGTGTTATCCAGCTTATGGCGTTGTTGAAACGGAATCAGAAGAACTCGCAATTGCGAGTGAACTTATTAATAGAGAAACGGATATATTAAATGGCGTTATTTCTTCCGCTATGGAAATGGCCAATTCATCCAACGCTCCTAGAAAAATAACAAGTTCAGATGTAGTTTATGGTGTAGCAACAAAAGCAAAATTAATTATTTCAAATGCAACAAATACTTTTAATCAAAATACATCTGCAGCAAAAGCCCAATTGAACGCAGGAATTCTAGCACAGGCGGCCAACCCAACTGTAACCGTAGAATTTAAACCATTGGACCCAGAATTGCAAATGGTATATGCAAAAGCCATTCGGTTTTTAGAAAATGGAATTGGCAAAGGCAAAGTTCCTCGCGTAGAAAAAAATGTTGCAACTGGACAGAGAGGCCAAGCCAATGGAACTCAAATAAATGATAATCTTTGGATAAATTATGCATATCTAGATAATAAAGGAAATCCAACTCTTGGATTTGGACACTTGCTTAGTATTTATGATAAAAGTTTTGCGCTTTCACCAAAAAATCCTTATATATTAACCGGAAAAGTTACTAATCCTATACGTGGATTTTGGCCTAAATCATCACCAACATTTAATACCCCTGCAAAATTAAAAGATGAAGATGGTATAAGCGATTATGCAGTAGAAGCATTATTTATTGAAGATTTGGCAGCAACCGTAACACAAGTCCAACAATTAATTGGAGTTGAAAGATGGAATTACTTGGTTGACAATGATCAGTGCATGTTAATAGTTTTAATTGATTTGCAATTTAACACTGGAAATTTGGCAAATTTTAAAACATTATTAAGTGGTAATGGATTAGTAACAGGACTTGGTTCTGGTCTTGGTCTACAAATTGGGAAAAAATTTTCTCATTTAATATTCAATGGAACTTACAGTCTTGATTTGTGGACAAAACCATCTTATCAGTCAGGAACTAAAATTAAATACATTATTGACAAAACTGCAGAATTAATGGATTATGCGCATAGAAAAGAAAGCCAAGTTGGTTCACAAAGAAACAATGCTATTGCACAATTATTTATAGAGAAGGATAGAACAAAATTGTATGATTGGTATGATAAAAAAAGAAGAATAACTATAAAGGTTAATTATTGGACTATGTGCAATCCAGACAACATTGACTTAACAAAATACATGAAATATAATTAATAAAATAAATATGAAATAAATTATTATATAAATCTTAATGAATATATATAATAATGTATGAGAACGTCTATGATGAAATAATGGACGGCCTATTTTTAGGAAGTGCCAATGCCCTCACAGAGTCAGATAAATTTGCAATGATTATTAATTGCACTCCAAATTCTCAAATAGCTTTACCAAAAGACCATAAAAATGCTATGAGAATTCCTATCAATGATGAACCCAAAGATTCCGTAAAATTCTTATCTTTGATCTATGAAACTGACGTTATTGATTTAATGCATAACAGCTTAATTAATAAGGAACCAGTTTTAGTTCATTGTTTTTCTGGAGTTCAACGTTCATGTGCTTTGGTTGCTTGCTACCTTATTAAATATTATAAGATGACACCTAGCATTGCAATCCAATACATAAAAGAAAAACGGCCTATTTCTTTTTTTGGTAGAATTACGTTAATAAAAGCAATTGAACAATTTTATGAGGACTTGCAGGAAAAATGATGTTTACTTATTCTCTGATTTTTTCTCAATAACAACTTCTTTGGCAATGTTGCGAATTATTTTTTCTCGTTTCTTATCATCGTCTTCCATTGTAGAACCGCCCATGGCTTCCAACAAGATATTCTGATATTCCATGTGTTTCTTTGTATCGGTGTCTTCTGCTGTTGGGTTTTCTTCTCTCCATTGAGGAAGTTGTTTGATGTTTTTATGTTCAATTCCTTTTATTGCTTGTTTTATTTTTATATTTTCACCATTTTCTTTCTCCCAAGCATCTTTGTCCTTTATATAAAGAGTTTCTCTCTTCAAGTCACTGCAATGAATAGGTCTTTTGAATACATCAAGTGCTTTCAAATTCCTCAAGAAGATCTTGCTCATTCCTTCCACGTAGCCAACTCTGCCAATCATATCCAGATCACTTAGTTGCAGTTTAATTTGCTCTACAAAGTCTCCAAGGTTGAGCGCATCTTTGCATTGTTCATTCAAAAAGAACTGCAAATTGAATTGGTTGTTATTAGTATTATTAGTAGTATTATTATTAATAATGGTATTTTTCTCCTTTGAGAGCTCTATGATTTGCTTGTTTTGCTCAAGAAGCATTTCCTTTAATTCTTTGTTTTCATTCATTTGCTGTTTGAATAATTCTGCCAGCATTTTAAAGTCTGAATTTCCTTTTTCTTCTTCCATTTCATATTGTTCCGAGTCGTCTTCATCCTTTTTAATGCATTTTTTATTATGACGCCATAATCCAGAGTTATCTTTATAAACCTTGTTACAATTTTTGCACGCATACTTGGAGCTTATTTTGCTGATTTCACCATTGCTAACATTGACAATCGTTGATTTTTTGTGTTTTGCTGACAAATTATGATTATCAAAATTGCTTTTCTTGCTTGTAATATAGTCACAACATTTGCAGTAATATTCGGAGCTTAAAATTGGCTTAAAATCATTGACAAACATTGCTTATTATAGCAATAGAAATTAAGCTTAAGTTTTTTTCGCCTAAAATACTTAAAATTTGACATCACAAATTTATAATGATTTTTTTGGTGACCCAGACCATAATGCTCAGAATGGCGGATTTTTTACCCTTTTTTCATAAAGTATTTCCGTTTTTGAAAATTGGACATTTTTTTTGTCCATTTTTGATTTTTGGAAACACTTTTGACCCCTTGTTTTTATCAATATTTCGCCCAGACTGGGAATATGAAACTAAAATAATATTCTCTAGGATTCTTATGATTGTGAATGTCGGCTCAAAAATACAAACTATAAAATGGCTGCATAAAAAAATTGATAAGCTTTTAATGATTTAAAGAACCAATCAACAATATTGGACACAATGCAACAAGAGCTTGAATATTATGAATCTGAAGAGAGAAGCCTCATCTTTCAGATAAACACACAATTCTCCCAACCATCCTGTATTTATTTGTCTCCGAGTTCAACCTTGGCCGAATTGTATGAAAAAGTTGGGTATAATTTATTTCCTGAAACCACGGACCGGAAAACTATTGTGAGTTATCATAGCAACCCAATGTTTGAACCACAAGAGAAGCGCAAGATTCATTACGTAGTTGTTATGAATCTTACATTAAATAAGACGTTGACTATTCCAAAAAATAAAAGGACTACACTTAGACAGTTTATTAAAGGAAATGAGGTATACTTTGAAAATTGTTCACAGTTTCCAGCATTTCAAACGGTTTATAAATTATTTATAATAGACGACGAATTGAACAAAGAACTGCAAGAATACATTTATCAGAATTCTATGGGAGCCGTTATTTATAGACAGGTTATCAAAATGACACAGTGTTTAACTACACATAAAGCGACTGATTCGTTGCAACAAATTTGAGCGTTAATTGTGGGATTTCTCTTAGCTTACTTAGTAGCGCAATATTTCCAATACTTTCGGCTATTTTTTCCATTTCGCACGAGATGTTATTTATCTTGGAAATTGCCTTTACAAATTCCCCCAAAAATACGCCCTTATTTGCCTCCAAATTCTGGAGAATTGTTTTGCATTCAGCGGCCGACTCACACCTCGCCCAAGCTTGAACATAATCAATCAAGTCATAGTGCATGTTATAATCTACACCAGTAAACGTGTTCTGCTCTGTCTCAAAATCTTGGTAGTGATTATACATATCGGAGATCTTTTCAACGATTGTTTTTACCTGCGAATCCTTTGTATTTGGTCGGAATGACTTGTTTTCATCGCTCACGTTCACGTTTGTAAAACAACTAAAAATGGAAATAATTTGCATTGCGTCCAACTCGTCAAATGCGTTACTATCAATCATCTTTGCAAAAACAAGACAATGAACCTCGCGAAGATGTGATGCCATGAATCCAACCTGCGTTAGAATATTTTTTCCAGTTTCAGGATCATCTGCAATAAACCCATCAGTCTTCATTATCTTCAGAACTTTATTCACGCTTTCATTCAAGAAGGATTCAGTATTATTAAACTGCGCTTTAACACTTTCAAGCTCACCCACCTTTGTATAATATCTGGAAGCGCCATTTTTATCCGCCTCAATAAACTTATGTGAATCTTGAATTTGCTGTATCTCTCGGTCAACTTCCTTTCTCTTTTTATTCACAGCAGTTTTCCTGGATTCCAATAGTTCTATGTATCTTGTAACAACATCTCTAGGGGTTCTACTGTGCTCAAGCGATTGGCTCATTGTATCAATTTCAGCCTCCAACTTGGCCATTTGTCCATATATAGCCCCCAAACTTGCGTCAATGTCATCTTGAATCATAGAACGCTTACAGAACTGAAGATAATCGTTGTCTCCAATACTAATCAAATTGAGAAGTAGGTTGTAAGAAATCTTGAATTTACTTACAAGAGTTTGAGGCTTTCCTTGCATCATAATTCGGTATTCTGCTAGCTCAATATTGCGGAACAAGTTGGATAAGTGAATCACGTGTCCAACTGTATCAATGCCTCGTCTACCAGCTCTACCAGAAGCCTGGTTATACTCGTGAGGATGAAGCATACGCATTCCAGAACCATCAAACTTCTTAACATCTGTAAAAATAGCGGTTTTAATTGGCATGTTCAATCCAACACTGAAAGTTTCAGTTGCAAACAAAAATTTGATATAACCCTTTTCAAATAGAATCTCAACAATCTCTCGCAAAATTGGCATGACTCCGCTGTGATGAATTGCAATTCCCTTTTCCAAAAGGGCCACCATATTCAGATACTCTTGAAGCTCAAGATACTCCTGATAATTGGGCAACTTTGCGCGTAGGATTTGCTCGCATTCGCGTCTTACATTGTAACCCACTTTTGAGTCGTCTTCCAAAAGAGGAACAGTTATTTCTTTTGCAGCCACTTCAATTTGCTTTCTTGACAGAATGAAGCAAACTGCCGGCAACATATTATTCTCAACCATGTATTTGCAAACTTGATTCAGAACATGGGAGCGCTTAACATAAACCTGCTTTTGCTCAAACATTGTCAGCATCTTTTTCACCTTGTAATAATTGGGTTCATTGAATTCTCCGGTTGGGCTTTGCAAAACATGTAACTTGTCCACCGTGTCACGGATTTCCTTTTCCAACTCTTTATCCTTCTTGATCGCTTTGAAAATTCCATTATTGGTTGTAATGAAACTGTAATGTGTAAGAGGAACATGACGAAATGAAGATGTTGCCAAATAAACTTCCTTCTTATTTTCAAACTCGGAAACAACGTTGCCTCTATTTTCAATCCAAAGTGCGAATTTTTCAGGGCGATCAAGCGTGGCAGAAAGCATAACCATCTGTATGTGCTTAGGTAATAGAAGAATAATGCTTTCCCACACATGTCCTCGCTCGGTGTCATTAATCATGTGAATCTCGTCTTGCACGACGCACCCAAGTTCATTTTCAAAGTCCATATCAAACATTAGAAGAGACGTAGAGGACCCTGCTGCAATTAATTCATCCTCCTTCTTCTGCTTCTTTCTATACAAGGTATTTTGCAAAATTTCGGCAGTCATAATGAGAACGTCGGCTTCAGGATTAATCTTAATGTCGCCTGTAAGTAAGCCGACGCTGATACCAGGAAATTTTTGAGTAAATTCATAATATTTCTGGTTTGAAAGCGCTTTAATAGGGCTTGTGTAAATAACCTTTTTTCCCTTACTGGTAAAAAAATCAATTGCGAATATTGCAGGCATTGTCTTACCTGAACCAGTTGGAACACAACTGAGCGAGTGATGTCCTTCAACAATTGCCTCAATAGCAAACTTTTGAAAACTACTTAAAGGAAATGAGTATTTTTCAAAATATTCTGAATATTTCTGTTCTTTTCCGGCAGGATATAACTCAGTGCAAAACTTGACCATTTGTATTACTATAATATTACGTAAAGCGTTTATGTAGTTTCAACATATATTATACATTTGGTTGAATCTTTTTGCAATTCTTGCATCTCAACTCGTCACTATGAGGATTATATTTTTTGTAAACAGCATTTTTGCATTTACAATAGAAATCAAATTGTTCGTTAAGTTCTTTTTTCCTTTCTTCGGCAATTTGTTGTTGCTTAATGCGAATCCGTTCTCTTTCAACAGCTTCTTTTTTCTCTCTTTCAATTCTTTCAACTCTACGTTTCTCTTCGCGAATTAAATCTAATGCGGCTTGTTCGGCTCTTCTCTCGGCATCTCTAATTCTTTGTTGTTCTTTTTCGGCTTCCTTCCTAGCATTCTCCCTTTGTTTTTCAAAAAGCTTGCGCGCTGCTTCTTGCCTTTTTCTATCAATCTCTTGTTCGGCAGCCACACGAGCCGCTTCTTGCATAATGCGCTGTTGCTCTGCTGCAATTTCACGTTGTCTTTGAAGATATTGTTGACGCACCTGTTCTTGTCTCTCACGTTCCAAACGCTCTCGTTCAATCTCAGCTTGACAATTTTGAATTTTGTCATTAATTAATTGAACAACTTCACTAGTATCAATTGCAAATGTTGATATCATATTTTTATAATTTATAAGAATTTCAAGTTTGAAAGTTGATTGGACTCTGCGACGAATGTCTGCTAATATTTGTTGAAGAATTTTAACTGAATATTCATCCATATCAGAAATATTTGTATACGTTACTCTTTCTCCATGAACAAAATCATCGTTATTATATTTTCCTTTTTTTAATGTGATTTTGTTTAAATTATTTTTACAAGTGGTTCCAAGAAGAATTGCATGTCCGGTTTTATTATTAATAAAGGTGTGTGTATGTGTAATCCATGCATTACATGCACATTGCAGCGATCTTGGTGGGTTTGCTTTTTCATTTAATGGATATGGATACCACTCTTTCAATGCTTCTTCAGTGTCATCAGATTGTGACAATTTTAATATATTTGGAATAAATCTGTGACGATCCTTATTCATACTTGCATTTAATTTTGGTTAATTCTTAAATTAGTCTTTCAATTTTTAATTAAAAGCAAACCAATATTGTAAAACAAGGAAGTAATGATAATTGCAAACAAGTATAGAATAACAGAACGTCTGGGAAATGGGGGATTTGGTGCAATATTTAAAGGTGAGAATATAAGAACAACTGAACAAGTTGCAATTAAAATGGAACCCATTTCATCTGATACAAAGATGCTGAAGAGAGAAACCAAGATATATCAATACTTAGGGAAGGCCCCAGGAATACCACAAGTAAAATGGTTTGGTGCAACAGAAGAATATAATTATATGGTTCTTCCTCTTTTTGGAGATTCTTTAGTTTCTAAAACTTTTTCTCTCACAGAGTCTCTTAGAATAGGTCATAAAATGGTGAAAATCTTGAAGTTTATACATGATAAAGGGCTTATACATAGAGACGTAAAACCAGATAATTTTGTATTGAGTCAGGACGGATCGGTGCTTTATATTATAGATTTTGGATTATGCAAGAAGTATATAGATACTGAACATAGACACATAAAAATGCGAACAGAGAGAGCATTAGTTGGAACGCCAAATTTTGTTAGTATAAATGTTCACAATGGTATAGAGCCGAGTAGAAGAGATGACTTGATTTCGGTTGCGTATGTTATTTTACATCTTGTAAACGGAGGAGTTCCGTGGCAAGCCCAGAGAGAAAATAAGCATTTAAAAATGCAAAAATCCTGCGTTTTAGAATGGTCAAAAACTCCGACAGAATTAATTGCTTATTTAAATTATTGCACCGGTTTGAAATTTGATGAAACACCTGATTATGATTTTTTAATCAACGCTTTGTCTCAATGAATGTAATATAAAAATAACAGCATATTATTTATTAATAATCAAACCAACCATAATGGATGTTGAAAACCCATTACATGAAGATAAAATTCCTGTTGCAAAATTGGTTTGCATAGAAGTAATTGGGCGACCTATTGAAGATTTGGAGAGTGAACCTGTGGAAGCTCTTGAGGGAGAACATCCTGTTGTTAATATTCACGTTTCTTGTAATATGTGTATTTACAAAGTGTTAAGTTGTTTTTGCACTTTTATAGTTTGTATTATTTGTTTTTGTGGATTTTTTATTTTTTTGACAGGATTTCCATTTGTATAAAAATTGAAAAAGAATAATAACGCAATAATTAGTAATAAAATAATAACAATGATTTATGAAGAGAATCCTCTGCATGTAGAACTGGTTCAAACACTTGTTCCAGTTGCACGCGAAGTTCAAGATGAAATAAGAATAAATGTTGCAGGAGAACCTGTTGTAGATCCAAAGAGAGACAGTGTTCAGAGTAATGAAAGCAACGAAAGAAATGAAACTAGAAAAACAAAATGCGAAAAAGCTCTTGACATGGCATACCTGGTATTTCTTATACTAGTATTAATGGGATTCTTTGGAGCATTTATATTATTTCTGGTTTGGATGGATAAGCCTGATATATTTGGTAAAACCCCTAATAATTATTAATAACCACCCAACTCATTATTTTGTGTATAAAAAATTGATTTTTTTTACGGTTTAAAAATATGCAAAGTTATACAATGGCAAATCGCACTCAGCAATTTATTCGTTCAGTTTTATTTAATTCAAGTCTTAATGCAATTTACCTGAGGGAAGTGAAAAATAAGAACACTCTTTTGAAAACAAAAATTAAATCAAGGCTTAATCAAATGATTATACAAAAGCGCGGATTTCATTCTTTTCAACACCCCCCTATCTTTGGGTTTGGTGGCGGCGGTGGAGGAGGGCAACCAAACGATATTATAAAAATTATATTAACAATAATGACAATATATGTTTCTAGAAAATTAATAGAATAAAAAAAATAACATTATTTTAATTTTGCCGTGTCAAAAAAAAATTGAAATATTTTTCTCTCAAATACTTATTGCACCAAAACAACCATGGACGGAATTGAAATCCCAGAGAGTGTTAAGCAGTTCGCTGCGACTATAAAAGTTCAAGCAACCTTCATTGGTTGCTTCGCATGGCATCTTCTGTGCGATTTTGCAAAGTATATCAAGCTTCATGGAGTAGCATTTTATCAGGCGCATTTGAAGAAGTGCGAGTTTGTGTATCGCGGCATCCGAGTGACGACGGACCGCCCAAGCATTCGGCCATCGTTTGAGACGATTTGCCAGGCACCCAAGTTTCTGAACTGGCTGGAGACATTTCCTCTGGACAAGTTTGACTTGCGATCAATCAACTTGACCGATGTTGACTGGTTTGGTTCCAGTTCAAACCCTGAGAAGCTTGGATTCCTCAAGTTCAAGTGCGACGTTTACACCAAGCTGGGCGAGCCTCTTGACGGCATTGTCTTCTTGCGCGGAGACTGCGGCGCGGTCCTCATAATTGTTATCGATGAGTTCGGCAAGGAGTATGTTCTGCTGACGGAGCAACCCAGGGTCCCAACAGGTGGATACAAGGAGGAGATTGTGGCCGGCATGTTTGACGCGCGAAGCGGAAAGACGGTCATCAACAACGTTCTCAAGGAGGAGATTAAAGAGGAGACTGGTCTTGACCTGCACTTCAACAGTGCAAACTATTTCCATCTTGGAGAGTTCACATTGTCCGGAGGTGGAAGTGACGAGAAGGTGCATTTGGCTGTTTGGCAGACTCAACTAGATACTAACAAGATTGCGGAGATAAAGATGACGCGGTTTGGCGAGAAGGGCTCCAACGAGAAGATTCGCATCAAGTTCTACTCTGTGGAGACCTTTGAGCAAGAGCTCCCTCGGATTGCCGACGCCAAGACTTCTCTCGCATGGCTCCTATTCAAGAAGACAAACATTTAAAAAACAAAAATAAAAAAGAAACAACAACCAAATAAAAATATCCTGTATATTTGTATATTTTTATTTAACGTCTTCTAGAGTGTTTGTGTTTCTTATTTATTTTTTTCTTTAGGGAGCGCTTGTTCTTATTTTTTCTATTTTTTCTGGTTGTTTTTTGTCCTTTTGTGAATTTGTGTCGTCTAGAACCACCTAACCCTGGATAATTTTATTCAACAATGTAAGCCGCCTCTTTTCTACTGGCGTTCTATCGTTTACATCTTTTGCCAAAAGTTGATGTTTTTCGGTAATTTCATTAGTGGCCTTTCTTATTTCCTTTGAAGCAACGTCTTCTCCTTTCATGCCTTGTTGTTCAGATAAAAGTCTAGCTTTATCTGCAGCTGCTCTAGCTTTTTCTTGAGTTTTTTCTTGAGCTTTTTCAGCAGCCTTTCTGGCCCTTTCTTCTGCTTTTGCTGCTTCTTGTGGATCAATAAAATCTTGAACTTTGTTCTTTGTTTCTGTTAAAACTCTGGGAGTTTCGTAATCATCCCACGCGTCATAATTACTTGTTTTATATGGATCTGACATTGATAAAATGTCAGAAGGAGGTTTTATCATTTTGTATTCGTCGTCAGTTGACGTTCCTTGAATTGTTGGTTCTGTAATTTCAGGAATAAATGGTTCTCCGGTTTCCTTGTCTATTAATGTTTTTTTCTCTGTAATTTTCTTGTATTGCAATGACCTTAAATATCGTATTCTGTCTTCTTGAAGAATTGGAAGTTCGCGAGTTGTATATATTACTTTTCCTCTTAATCCGTCCTTTTTAATATTGTTATTTGATTCATCTCCGGAATTTCTAGATACGAGAATACTTCTAGACGGTTTCTGATTTGCTGAAGTGTAAATGTAACCAGAAATTGCTTGTTGATTTACTCCAGTGTCGCCATTCATAAGTATATAAATAGAGCGAAAGCCTGATGGTCTATCGCCCTGGATACCAAGTCTAAGCGCATTGCCATGCATGTCGTATGGAATTATTTTATCCGATTCACTTGTGCTTCTGTAAATGGGTGTTATATTTTTATCCATAATAAATTCTTTGACATGTTCAGGAAATTGTTCAATAGAGTTTACGTAACCACCCCATTGTATGCATGCAAGACATTCTTGCAAATAATCACCAAACGTTTTAATAGCCGTCGCTCCTAATAATCTATTAAAATTATCTATATTGCGATAAGCTTGCACATTAGTCCACATTCTATCTATTTTATCTCTCAAAAATTGTCCTCTAGCTTCAGGATTACTCAAGTCAACCCCTGCTGTATCTTCTTCAGGTGAAATTCCATATGTATCTGAATATATTTGTTTTATTTTATCAACAATGCATTTATAAACCACACTGGCTTTTAAATCATGCGACTCGGCAACTTGCAGTCCAATTGTTGAAATATTAGCAACATCGCGAACGCCATGTTTAGTGTCAATGCAAACCAAGTCAAAGTCAATTTTAGCGTTTAATTGTTCAACACCTGCAACAGTTTCGTTATAATTTAATACAACGCCTCCGTATGATATTACTCGTGCAGGTTTTTGAGTAGTAGGATCAAGTTCTTCGCTTTCATATTTTAATTCAAAGTTCATTGTGCCGACTTCTTTGGTTTCTGACGCGCCATATTTGAGAGAACAGTTGAACATTGCGTCCATCATAGATACGGTTGGGCAAAACGTTGCTCTAACTAGGTTGCGATATAATCCAAATAATGGCTGACATTGGTCAACCCACCAAGCATAACTTCTAGTCCATTCTTTCAACCATTCATCTCCCTTTTTAAGTTCTTCGTTGTTTAGTTTGACTACTTTTTCTATTAAATATTTTTTGTTTTCGCAAGGAATAAGCTCTGTATTTTTAATTGTTTTTATGTCAAACTGAAGTTTTAATAATTCATTGTATTCGCGTATAGTTATTTTATTTTGCCTTTTTATATTCATCAAATGTTTTACTCTGGCGTCCATTGGCGATATTCTTTCAAGAATAGAATTTCCTTCTTGCGCCACTGCGTTGAGGGCTTCTGAAAGATTTGGAATGCTTTTAACCTCGTCAATTATTCTTTGTATTTCTTCTTTGTCTCTTTTGGTGTATAAAAATTTAGCTCCATTTATATTGGCAGCTATATTTGCAGCATTGTTAATGACAAATTTGAATGCTGGCGCAGGAATATTGAATTGAGATCCAGTTCTGTGCATCAATGTTTGATTATAAGACAACAATTCATACAACGTGTGAACTGTATTCACATCCGCACCAAAAGGAATGTCAATAGGAGGAATTCTACTTGATTGTAAATTTTGCATTGTATAAACGTTATTTTGAAACATCTTTTTCAAATTTTTAAATACAATTGGCATTGCAGGTGCGCGCCCAGGGTCAACTATTTCGGAATCTGGGAAAGGAGTTGCAACTGAACCGATTGGTTCTTGAACTCCAAGGTCTTCTGGGGCTAGTTCCTCGCTTTCACTTGGCTGTGACATTGACGGTTTACTGAACTCAACCATTTCAATTTCACCAGGCCCTCCACCACCAGATAATTCTTCACCTTCACTTTCGGATTCGTGTGCGTCGCTTTCAGCTTCAAGTTCTTCGCGCCCAGAAAACAAGCTTTCTGTGTCTGAACCAATTGATGCATTAGGGTCAGGGTTATTAAAAACGTCTTCATTTATTTTTGGAGGAGGTTTATCAGTTTTCTGATTTTTATTTACAAAATGACTGTTATAAAAAACGTCCAAATAATTTTTTAATTGGTCGTCTATTTTTGCTCCAAACGTCATTGTTTTTGAGGGAGGCATCTCTATTAACAAATTTTTTAATACGAGAATTTGCATTATTAGAAGTTCATTATTAAAACTACCACCCTTCCAAGGGTTGGTTGGAAATAACTCCATAAGTTTGTCGTATCCCATAATATCCATTTCTTTTATTCCAAAATTATATATGCTGCCATCACTCTCTGAATAACCAGGAATTCCTGAAAATACTTTATTCCATAACCCCAATTTGACAAACATTCCACGAGCCAAAGTTGTCAACAAGTTGTTATGCGTAATAAATATTGATTCCGACCCCAGATATATTTTTTTTTCTGGTCTAGCATAATACGCTGCAACTCCTTCTTCCCCTGGATACTGTCTAACTTCAACTTCTTTTCCAGGCTTTTCCAAAACAGTGTATTTTTGAGGAGGCGCTTCTTCTTCTTCTCCTTCGCCTTCTTCTCCATCGCCTCCTGACTGTTTTTGTAAGACAGTGTTAAATTCTTCAGAGTTTTCGCAGTTCAAAAATAACATATAATAAATGATAAATTGTTGAAGAACTGTGGAAGAATTTAGAATACTTAAGGAGTCCAAGTTAAGCCCATCATTTGTTTTATTAAAAACGGTAACAAATGCAAGTCTTAAAATAGAAAAAACGTCGCAAAAGAATGCGTATTGAGTTGCATTGTTGCTTGGTGTTAGACTGCTCTTTTTTAGATCAATAGCAACGCAATCAACCGCACATAAAATGGAATTATACATTATAAGATTCTTCATTTCAATACTTTTAACATCAATGTCCGGTTTGAATCTTTCCAAAAATTCAGGGGATTCATCGCCAGCATTACTGCCTAGATATGTAACTATAAATGTGTTTAATCCTGAATGAAACCCTAAAAAGTCTGCATTATTGGAAAATGATTCTATTAAGGGTTTATATGTTTCGCTTGACGTAAAGGTAGCATTTAATGGATAATAAAGAATATCAGAATCAATAGATGAACCGGATGCGATGGATGCTTCTTCAGTTGCATACGGTTCTTCTAGTATCTCACTTTTAATTTCAGGTTTTAACTGGAATTTTGTAGGTGCCTCAATGTGTTCAAACTCGTCGCCTTGTCCGGTTTCTTCTTGTTGACCAAGAACTTTAACTTGAAAAGGCTTATTATTGAGGGCATCTGCAAATCTTCCGCCGCGCTGTTGAATTTTTTTTTCTAATTGGTTGTCGTGAAAGTATTCTAAATATGAAACAGGATTGCTTCCAGGTTCTTGTTCAACATCTTCAAATTTGGAATCGTCGTATAACTCAGGGTCTCCATAACTTCCGGTTTCATAAGAAAATATTTTAAATGTTGGATTCTTTATTCCTATGTTAAGTTTTTGAAGCAACCCATATGATTCTCCTTTAATAACTCTCTTATGCATGCTACTCAAGTTATAATCATGAACAAAGTCGTGTAAAAATGTGCTTAAACACATTAAAATCATATCTTCTTCTCGTTTAAAAGGAACGACAACCTTTTTTACCCCTGTTTCTCCAAAGTTTTGTTCTGCTTTTAACTCCACTTTTAATATACTTTGAGAGCGAGGGGCGCTGATTTCTGCTAAATTGGGCATTGATGTCATATTGTTCTTATATTATTCCTATAAAATATAATGAAAAATTAAAATCAATTACTTTTTGAAAGTGTGTTTTTATTTTAGAAAACAATATAAAGACTCTTCACGTATGTAGTATATAATGTCAAGCGAAGATTCTGTTGGAACATCCCCACTCGTTACACCCTCCGATCGTCTGGTAGGACGTGTCAAGTGGTTTAACAACAAGGCTGGTTATGGTTTTATTACAGTCACTGACGGCGACCGCGCTGGAAGCGATATTTTTGTCCACCACAGTGGAGTTGTGGTTGTCTCAGAGCAATACAAGTATTTGGTTCAAGGTGAGTATGTGTCGTTTACGTTGACCCATACTCCAGGCGGAGCTCACGAGTATCAGGCAGGAGATGTGAGTGGTATTAATGGCGGTAAGCTTATGTGCGAGACTCGCCGCGAATTTAGGCAAACTCGCACAACCTATAATAAGTCTACTGATGGAAATCAAGAGGAGGAGGAGGCGCCTCAAGTTCGTCCTCCTAGGTCGTCTCGCCCTCCTCGCGCAGAAGGCTCGTCTGATTCTGCTCCTCGTGCTCGCGGTTCTGGGCCTCGCGATGGTGCCGAGTGGACCCTTGTTTCGGATTCAGGAAAGAAGCCTGCAGGTGGTCGCGGACGCGGAAGGCCTCCTCGCACCAAGGAGAACGCATAAATGTGAATTTGTAAACGAATAAAAATTTTTATTTTGATTTTTTATCAAACTAAAAATTTAAATACTTGTATAAAATATAAGATGGATGGAATGAGTAGTTCTGGATATGATAGCGCAAGTTATTCTCAAGAATATGGTGGTGAAATAAAGAAGATGGGTGGCAGACGCAAGAGTCGCGCTACACACAGAACACGAGAACGCGGAGGTCAACAATTTAGAGGAAGAGCTGGCGGAAAAAAATGGGGTGGAAAAAGATACACAAAAAAGAAAGGCGGAAAAAGACGCGGATCTAAGAAAAATAGAAAATAAAACTTTAAACAATTTATAATAAAGTTATTTAAAGTTTATAAAACAAGTTGTTATATCAATGGAAGTAAATCAAGTAATCTCTGAAGATGCTGCGAATAATTTGGATTCATTGGATAAAAATCAAACAACAATAAATGAGCAGTTTGAAAGCATATTAAGCATATTGAATAATTTTAAAACTCAAATAACTGCAATGTATCAGCAAATTAAGTTGGTTGAGAAGAACGTAAAACGCGAATTTAAAGTATTAAAGAAGGAAGTTGATAAAAATAAGAGTAAGGGAAATAAAAAACCTTCTGGATTTGCAACGCCGTCTAAGGTTACGAATGAGTTGTGTGATTTTATGGATAAGGAAAAGGGAAGTGAAATTGCGCGCACGGTTGTCACGAAAACGTTGATTGATTACATTAAAAAGAACAATTTGGAAAATAATGAAAATAACCAAATCATTCATCCTGACGAAAAGTTGAAAATTTTGCTCGGAATTGATGAGAATGAGAAATTGACTTATTTTACTTTACAAAAGTATATGAATAAGCATTTTATCAAGAAGGTAAAGCAGAATGCTGAAATTTAATTTCCTATAAATCTTGTATAGTTTTATATAACTTTCTTATATTCAACTATGTCAAATAAATCGGTTTTTATTATATTGTTTGGTAAAAACGTTTCATCGTCGTCAATATCATATGAAAAAAATAAATCGCAATGACAATTTTTTTTAATTTTTGTTACCCACACAACATCGCACTTTGGAACAAATTTTTTATAAATAGAGTCACCACCAATATAGAATATTTTGAAGTGTTTATTTAAAAAAAAATATCTTGAACTATATTCATTTGCATTTCTAATGATATCTAAATAAATATTTTCATTATCTGTAATTATAAGATTTGAATAAATTGACACATAATTGAAATACTTTTCAGGGGTTTTTGTTAGAACGATGTTTAATCTATCCTTTAGAGGTTTATAATCAAGCGACATAAATGTATTACTTCCCATAATAACAACGTTTTTGCTTGTCATTCTTTTAAAAAATTTCATATCATCAGGTATGTTCCACGGAATGCTGCCATTTTTAGATATACCTTTATTGATGTCATACGCCACAATTGCTTCAATGTTCATTTATATATTAACTTAACATTTTAGTTTAAATATTAATAACATAATAATGATAAAATATATGGCGACAAATCAAGACTTTAACAACGCAGAGTATTTAAACAAAATGAAATATGTAAATGAAAGTTTGGGAATTAGTGACGATTTTAGCGTTGAAAAAAACAAAAACATTATATTTATTTACACGCCTCCAAAAGTGGGATCAACTACGCTAGTTTCTTCCATAAGAATAAACACTTGTGGTAAATTTACAGTATTGCATTTGCACAATGAAATAATGTTAAAAATATTATACAAGATTACAGATGTTACGGTGTTGGATATAATAAAATATAACAAGTTTTTAGGTAAGAATGTATGCGTAATTGATATTTATAGAAGTCCTATAGAACAAAAAATATCAACCTTTTTTGAAAATATACATTCATTTCATTTTAATGTTCCCATTGAAATTCTAAATACATTTGAAGTGGAAAGAATTATTAAAAGATTCAATCAGGTTTTCCCATATTTACTTACAAATGACAACTTTAGAACAAAATACAACGTTCCATTTCCTGAAAAATTTGACTTTAATAATAAATTTATTTCTTCTGAAGTTGACGGAATTAAATATTTTAAAATTCGGCTTAAAGACTCCGGCGAATGGAGAAGCGTTTTGAGGAATATACTTGGAGTTGAAATTTACATTGCAAATGATTATGAAACTAATAAAAAACCAATCAACCACATATTTTCACTCTTTAAACAATACTATAGAATACCTATAAATTTGCTTGAAACCATTGAAAACAACGACAGTTTGAAATATTACTATTCAGAGCAAGAGAGAAATGAGTATTTGAATTCTTGGAAAATAAAAGTAAATAATACTCCGGCTATTACATTTACGCCAGAAGAATACATCTTTTATTCTGACATAGCTTTAGATAATCAATACATTGGTGAAATACAAATGGATCATTATATAGATCTAGGTTGTTTGTGCATGGGATGTTGCAGAAAACGAGGCTTAATGTTAATAAAATTGCAAAGAGGAGAACAAATTACTGAAAAAATTAATCATTACGATGCAGGAGCTGACTATTTAAGAGCTAAAGCTAAAAAAGTTCCGGTTTACTTGAGAATGGGAAACAGAGGCTCTAGAAATGTTGGAATTTTGAAAAACAATTTTTTAAATACAATTAAATAATAATTTATGTTTTTTATTTCATTAAGTTTTCAATACAAAAAAAATTGAAAACTTATTTATTGCTAAGCTTAATTTAAGAAACCGAACAATGTATGCTTTCCAAGAAGAATCCAAGAATTATAATGAGTGTTCTGTAAGAAGTCTTGACAAGGGTCAAGACGTTGCACATTGTTGCCGAGTAGAAAAGTCTTCACCAGAAGAGTCCTATGACTGTTTCGTGGGTTTTGATGGACACGGACGCAACACTTTTAATGAGATGTTAAATTTGATTAATTTGAATAAAGTTGCCGAAGCGAGTGACTCTCTTTCAGAAATTCTTGAGCGCACTGCAGAAATGAACGTCCGCACAGACAACTCCGGAGCAACTTATTATGAGGCAAAGCTTTATTGGAACCGAGTGGAGACTTGCAGCGTCGGTGACAGCCAGATTGCAGTTTTTGTTGACAAGAAACTTGTCTATATTAGCACTCCTCACAATATGAAAAATCCCTTGGAGGTGGAGAGATTAAAATCGCGCGTTGATTCTGGTGAGGTTTGTGTTAGGCTGGATAGACCAACTCCTGCAATCTTTTCCAAAGATACATTAAAAATGCGCGATGCAGAGTATATATATTTTGAAAATGGAGACAAGATTGCACTTTCGCAATCACTTGGCCACAATAATGCTACTGGCATTTTGCCTGAAAGACACACCGTCTTCTTTGAACCTGGACAAGAAGTTGCTGTTGTTGGCGGATCGGATGGATTGTGGGAAATGATAAATTTGAGCGGTCCAGATATGGAAGAGGATTTGTTAGCACTTGCGGCAATGAGCGCCATTGAAATTGCTGATATTGCCGAGAGACGCTGGAAACAGGATTGGAACATCCAATGGATTAATTCAAATGGAGAACTTCAGACTTTCGTTGACAGTTTCACAAACAAAAACAGAACTGCACAAAACCCTCATTCAGGATACGACGATGTGTCTGTCTGCAAAATCTTAAAAAAATAAATAGTGTGCGTGTCAAAAAAATTCTATAAAGTTTTATTATAAATTTTTTTTCAGGAGGGGTCTTAGGGGAACCTAGGTTCCCCAAAAAAAACAAAAGGAGGTGGTAAAAAAGGTGGGTAAAAAAAAAAATTGAAAACTTTAGAGGGTGTAGGGTTGGTAGTAAAAAAGTAAAGGAAAGTCTTCTAGCAAGAATGATGTCGGCAAGTTTGAATGCAGGTTTGTTGAGTATGATGGATTCAGTGCGTAGGAGTGCGGTGGCTTCATGCGCATTGAAGTATGGTTTTTCGGAAGCAGATGCACTGTCAGGACTAGGAATTCTGGAGCTGTCAAGTGGATCAAATAAATCCACAAAGAAAGAAGCGAAAACAAAGACAGAGAAGCGCGCGAAACCCATGGTGCCATTGCCATTCAAGGGTTCAATCCAAGAGGGTTGCTGCAGCGGTCTGAAACAAAACCACGGCCTTTTGACGCAATGTCAAGCAACGTGCGATTCAGAGTATTGCAAAGGTTGCCAGAAACAATGCGACAAGAACGCATCCGGCAAACCAGATTGCGGCTCAGTGTCAGATCGTATGGCAGCCTACATGAAGGGAAGCGAATTCCGCGACCCCAAGGGACGCGCTCCACTGGCTTATGCAAAGGTATTGCAAAAGTTAAAGTTGACGAGAGAACAAGTTGAAGCCGAAGGGGCCAAGTTCAACATTGTGCTGGAAGACTCGGACTTTGCAATGCCGGAAAGCAAGCGCGGACGTCCCAAGAAGGCAGTTTCTGATACGGACAGTGAGACTTCTTCCGAGCCCAAGAAGCGCGGCAGACCCAAGAAGACGGAGAAGCCTGTAGAGGTGTCTTCCACTGAGGATCTCTTTGCGAGCTTGATTTCGGAAGTAAAAGCTTCGTCTCCCAGGCCTGCTCCTGTCAATGAGGAACCAAAGTTGAGCAAGAAGGAGGAAAAGGAGGCGGAGAAAAAGGCTGCCAAGGACAAGAAGGAAGCCGAGAAGAAGGCTGCCAAGGAGCAAAAGGCTCAAGAAAAAAAGGCGGCCAAGAAGTCGTCCAAGAAGGATACCAAGAAGGAGGAGCCAGTCGCTGTTCCAGTTCCTGAGGAAGAGGAAAAGGAGGACAAAAGCGAAGCAGAAGAGGAGGTTGTGTTGAGCGTGAAGAAGTTCGTGTTCCAGGGTAAGACTTATCTGAGAACGGCCGACAACGTGCTGTACGACGCAGAGACGCAGGATGAGGTGGGAGTTTTCAACGAGGCTCAGCAAAAGATTGAGGAGTGCGAGTTGGAGTCCGAGTCAGAGGATGAGGATGATGAATAAAAAATAAAAATAAAAAAGAAAATAAAAATTAGATAGTTTGTTTTGCATTTTGATTTGTAATTAATTAACCCCTTTTTTTTTATTGAACCAAAATAGTTGTATATTTGGCTCTACCTTTCCCAAAGGTAGATTTGTCACTCATTTCTGGGATTGTCACTCATTTCTGGGATTGTTACTCATTTCTGGTTTTGCCATATATGGGGTTTTATAGTTCCGTTGGATATTGTTGAAATAGTTCCGTTGAGTCCAACCTTTTGCCGAATTGTATGGTTTTATATAGTAGAGTGTATAGGTTAATTTGACTGTAAGGTTGAAAAAAATTTTGGGGTGACACAGAAAAAAGTATTGGAAAAAAAAAATTGAAATGCTTTTGTGGGATAAAGTGTATGGTATCATTCCCCCAACCAAGTGTATTAATACAATGAGCGCCATGATTGTTACTGTGAATAAACGTGTGAGTGTAGGCATGAAGGAGCTGGCCAAGGAGGTCAGCAAGCAGACCATCGCGACCTGTGCTGAGAAGTATGGGTTTGCTGCTGCTGAGATGCTGGATTTTATTGAGAGAGAGTTTGAGTTGAAGGGCGCGAGCAAGGCCAAGAAGGCGGCGAGTGATTCCGACGGCGAGGATGCTCCCAAGAAGAAGGGTGGTCGTCCCAAGATGACCGAGGAGGAGAAGGCCGAGGCGGCCGAGAAGCGCAAGGAAGCCAAGAAGGAAGCCAAGATCGCGGAACGCGAGCAGAAGAAGGCCGAGAAGCTAGCTGCTGTGGAGCTCGCCAAGGAGCAGAAGAAGCAGGAGCGCGAGGCTGCCAAGGCCCAGAAGGCCGAGGAGAAGGCCGCCGAGAAGCTCGCTCTGAAGGAGAAGAAGGCCGCCGAGAAGCTGGCTGCAAAGGAGGCCAAGAAGGCTTCCGGTTCCGAATCGGCTTCTGAGGCTGACGAGATGTCCTCTCTCTCCGGCGCCGAGTCGGACGACAATGAGAGCGTCAAGTCCACGGCCAAGGAGAAAGCGGTTGTTATTATTGCAACCCCTGACACGATTATTGAGAACAAGAAGACGAAGAAGAGCGGCGGCGCGAAGGCCAAGGCTGTGGAGCCTGTGCCGGAGGCCAAGAAGGCCGAGCCTGTGGAGGAGGTCAAGGTGACCAAGGCCAAGAAGACCAAGAAGGTCAAGGTGGAGGAGTAAAATGAAACAAAAAAAGAAAAACAAAAAAATAAAATGGTAGCGTAGAATAGTTTTAAGTTGTAATCTAAAAAACCCCTTTTTTATTCAACGTTTTTTCCCAAGGTAAATTGTCACTGGTTTCTGGTATTGTCACTCATTTCTGGTTTCTTCTTTTTGCTATAGAAAGCGATAAACGAGTTGAATACAAAAAGTTATTGAATAATATAATGGATGGGTTATTGAATATAGTAGATCTAATAGAGAACAATCCTGTGACACGGTTGTCTGGTTCGTATCAGAATAAAATGATAATAAAAATGAACTGAAAAAGACTTAGCGAAAATATATATTATCCAAAAGTGAACTTAAAGAAATCGGCGAAAAAACAAGGGTCCAAAAGTGTTTCCAAAAATCAAAAATGGACAAAAAAAATGTCCAATTTTCAAAACCCAAATGATTTTATGAAAAAGACCTTCAAATTTCCGCCATCTTATCATAATGGTCTGGTTCACAAAAATAATCATTAAAAAATTGTTACGATAAATTTTAACATTTTTTGCGAAAAAGATTTAGGCATATTTTCTGTTGTCAATATATGACAACGATTGACAACGATTTTAATGCTAAATTATGCTCAAGATTTTATTGTAAATGTTGTGACTATAGAACGTCTAAAAAAAGCAGTTATGAAAATCACAATGAGAGCAAGCGACACAAAAATAACATTTTGACAACGCTTGACAACGATTTTGATGCTAAATTATGCCCAAAAAAATATTCATGTGAAAATTGTGATAAAGATTTTAATGATCGCGCTGGATTATGGAGACATAAAAAGAAGTGTAAAAATGAAGAGTCTAATGATATTTTAGATATATTTTCAGATAAAAATATTATTTTGGAAATACTAAAAAATAGTGCAGAAACTCAAAAACAAATGTTAGAAATGGCAAATAAGATTGGGTCAAATAATTGCAATAATACCAATACGAATAGCAATAATAACACTCATTTTAATCTCCAATTTTTCTTGAACGAGACGTGTAAGGATGCGCTCAACTTGACGGATTTTGTGGAGCAATTCAAACTGCAATTAAGCGATTTGGATATGATTGGGAGAGTTGGCTATACAGAAGGTATGAGTAAATTATTCATTAAAAATCTGAATGAATTGGATGTGCATAAACGTCCAATACATTGTAGCGATTTGAAGAGAGAGACTTTGTATGTGAAGGACAAAGATACTTGGGAGAAAGACAACTCTGAAAATGTTAAATTGAAACAAGCTATAAAAAAGGTTGAACATAAAAATATAAAACAAATACCTCAATGGAAAGAAGAAAATCCAACAGCAGAAGATACTGAGACAAAGAAACACATGGAATATCAGAATATGTTATTAGAAGTTATGGGTGGTTCCACTTTGGAGGATGATAATAAAAAACA